AATTAACTGTCCCGGCTGAACTGCTCAAATATGAAGCGTTCAAAGAAGCGAACCCGTGGGTATTACCTAAGTTGACTCGAATGTGTGTCGACTTGCGGAACCGTGGGCATTGGCATTACGGCATCGCGGCCCTTGTGGAGGTGCTCCGCTATGACTATGCGCTCACTAACGACCCGTCTAGCGAGTTCAAGTTCAATAACAACTATCGGGCTTTCATGGCCCGCGAGATCATGCTCAACAATCCGTTACTGGACGGCTTTTTCAGTACCCGCAAATCCGTTGCGGACTTATCAGAGGACTACTAATGAACCTTAAACGATTCCTTCTTTTATCTTTTCTAACTTATGGGGCTTGCGCTTTGTGGGCGTTCACTGGCGTTCAGGGCTCGTCAGAGACCCCTAGAATCACTTCTACGCCCGTCACGGTCACGCTTGGGATGTTGACACCCGAACAACAGCAGGACCGCGCTGAGGAGTTATCCACGACGACGACTTCCACGAGCACGACGACCACGATTCCGCCGACGACCGTCGCGCCTGTTCCCGTAGAAACCAAATGTCAAGAATGGTTCCCGACAGCGATATCGGTCGGCTGGCCCAACAATCCCGAAACCTTAGAAAAGTTGGGTCGCTTGCTCTGGAAAGAAACCCGATGCCAAAATGTGTCTTACACGCACCCGATGTTTAACGGGCATGACCACGGTGTCGCACAAATCAACCAGCAGGCACATCGCGCCTATGTTGAGCAACTGTTCACGGGCCCGATGGAAGAATCCATGTCCGACCCGACCCTCAATCTGCGTTACGCGTACATCCTGTACTCCGAGCGTGAAGCCAAAGGACGATGCGGTTGGCAACCGTGGTCATTGTGCTGAACATTTACCGTCCCGACTGGCAACAATCAGCAGCTTGCCACGAACTACCCCTCGACTTGTTCTTCCCGTCCAGTGGCATGGAATCATCACGGAACATGAACGTAATTAAACCGTTCTGTGAAGCTTGCCCGGTACGGGTGGACTGTCTCGCCTACGCGCTATCGCATCCTGATGAGCGTGGAATATGGGCGGGCACTACTGAGAACGATCGTCGCAAGATCCGCTCTAAGAATTACAACGACCGCCACGCCACACCCCTTGTGTATAGTGACGGAAAGTACCGACAAATAAAGGACCCGACATGAATGACGAACTGGCGGCGATGACCGCAGTTATTACTAAAGCTGAGATTGCGATGAAGTCTGCAACATGGCAGATAGAACGCCTCAGGGATGATGTAACGATGCTTAGGAAGGCGTTGTTTGAGTTGGCTTATGTCGCGGAAGAGAACAGTATCTACTTGTCGAATCTGACTAAAAGCACTCAAGATGTAATCGTCGCTATGCGCTTAGGCGGGTTCAAGTGAACTGCAACGCGTGCCATTTACCGCTCACTACTTTGGATGTCCGTTTACGGACAGAGTTACGCGGTATCTGTTTTGACTGTTCGGAAGAACTGAAGTTTCATGGGATGACGTTAGAAGAAATGACTCGAGTGGTCGCGATTGCGAAAGCAATTAGGGCCGACCAGAACCAAACGCCTCAACAGGCCCGACACTTAAAGGACATGGAATCATGAGTTTCAATCCAGCCGATTACGCCGAGGTAGCAGAACGCCTACCACTGTTTTGGAAAGACTGCCCACGCGGACGCATCATCACCGAAATTATCGTAGATGACGGCACTCGAATCGTGATGCGTGCCGAATTGTACGCCGACATAGGCGACCTAGTACCAAGCACCACGGGCTTCGCTGAAGAGATCCGCGGCTCAAGTATGGTCAACAAAACGAGCGCGTTAGAGAACTGCGAAACCAGTGCTATCGGTCGGGCTTTAGCCAACTACCAGTTTCAGGGCTCTAAGAAGCGTGCCTCACTGGAAGAGATGGTCAAGGTGTACCGTCAAGGCGAACAACCACAAACCACCACCAACGCCCCAGCTGCACCGCGTACCGCGTCCCTCGGATCGTCCAGCGAACCACCAACCCCAAAACAACTCGCACTCCTACGCTCCAAGAACTGGGAAGGCGACGCACCGTCAACGAAGCGTGAAGCATCCGAGATCATTGACAGGCTGATGAACGGTGGCTGAAGTATCTGAAGCAGAGTTTCAAAAAGCCGTGATTTCATTGGCTAAATTGCATGGTTGGCGTGTCATGCACACACAGCCCGCACAGATCCGTCCAGGCAAATGGATCACACCGAACACTGGCAACCAAGGCTTCCCCGACCTTGTCATGACTCATCCGTTTCGAGGCACGATCTTTGTCGAATTAAAAACAACTAAAGGTGTGGTCAGTAATTTGCAATGGGGCTGGATCAACTCACTAGAGGACTCAGGCGAGGAAGTGCATATCTGGCGACCCAAAGATTTAGAGGAGATCAGCGAACGACTAGCAAGGAAACCCGATGACAAACAATGACTGGCGCGAGCCCCTACACCCCCTCAAAATCGTATTAAGGGACTCTAACGCATATCGAATCCACCCGGTATTCGCAGTCCGATTCCAAGACCGCGACATGGAATACCTAACCATCAACGGAATGTTTCTCACATGGAAAGACATCATGTACGCCCAATATTTCATTAACGGCGAATGGACAACTATCAAGTCAGTACCCCGATCAAAGGAACCCGACAATGTATAACGCACGCATCTCCCACTGGCGCAAGGTCACATCCGAAGCCCGACAAAAGCCAGGCGAATGGATCAACACAGGCCGCCACTACACCATCTCAATGGCAAGACAACTATCATCTGATATTCGACACGGACGGCGCATCAAAGGCATCATGCCGGGCGAACAGTATGAAGCCGAATGGTTCAGATCAAAGGACTCTGACATCATGTGCGAAGTGTTCGTGAGGCTCTCCAACATCTGACACCTAGCCCGCGTCTAGTATCTGCTCGTCGGGTCAGTTGTCTAGGCTGACCCGACACCCCCTAACTTGATCCAGCAGCTCATAAAGAGATGAGCATTAGCCCTTGTGAGTATCTGAACCTCACTATGGGAACACTCGGGAACGAGGGTAGACGCTCACGCATTGTGAGCGATCAGCGTTCAAACGTACATTGCGATGGGTTTTCCACCGAATACAAATAGACAGGCTTCCGTGAGTGGTGTAAAGAAGTCTTTTGTCAAACTTTTGGCAATTCTTTTTTTGCGTTCGCCATAAGCCTGTCCGCGTCGTGAGTTGCATGGTTTGCATATTGGTGCAAGGTTATGCATTTCGTGTGTGCCACCTCTGTCGTATTCGAGTAGGTGGTCGGCTTCGGTTGCGGGTTTGCCGCATAGGTAGCATTGGGGGTTGTCTCGTAGTAGTTCGGCTCTGTTGTCTCGGTATTCTTTTGAGTTCCAGTGGCCGTGGTTCTTTGGTTTGTCTGTCATGTCGGGTTACTCCTTAGGTCAAGGGCTTAGGTCAAGGTCAAGGGAACTAACGCCTAAGCAAGAAGGGCACTTGCTCAGTTGTTACCTTATTCCATGTGAGGGTTGGGTGGTTTGTGTCCCCCACTATTTAGGGCTAGTAGCCCATGGGAGCCTGTCTATTTGTTTTCGGTGGACAACCATTCGCAATGTACGTTTGAACGCTGATCGACTACATGACATAGTCGTCTACCCTCGTTGCCGAGTGTTCCCATAGCAGGGGTCAGATTCCTGCAAGGGCTGATGCTCATCTCTGTATGAGCTGCTGGATCAAGTTGTAGGGGGTGTCGGGTCAGCACGAACCACTGACCCGACGAGCAGATACTAGACGCGGGCTAGGTGTCAGATGTTGGAGGGCTATATGACATCTTGCGAGATTCAAGTCGAACCCACTGGCCATTTATGTTCATTTCAGCGAACTTGACTTGATGTGGAGTGAAGAAACTACCGTTGATGGTTATGTATTCAATTTCATCGCTTTTTGATATAGCGATAGCAAACACTGGGGTCGTAAACGACCAGTCAGCGTCGCCGTGGCAAACGCGCATCGGGTTAATTGGTTGCATGAACTCAGTCATCGTTGAGGCTTTCGGTTGTTGTTTCGTTCAATAGTTCATAGAAGCCGTCCAAATCTGGAAGGTTGGGAAGTCGCTTATACAGAATGTCGGCAAGTTGAATTGCACAGGATCGCCAGCGGTTTCGTTCTGTCTGCATAAGTCGATACGCAATCTCTAAGTCGTCATCCATTGTCGGGTTTCCTTGCTAGTCGGGTTGATATCTTTTCTAAGTCTTTAGGCCGCCAGACGTGAACCTCTTCGCCTGATAATTCGAGTGTGTTGATCCATTCCCACTGGGTGTTTGACACGATCCCTTTATCTGTTTTCAATTCAACAAAGATTGTCCCACGCGTCGGATGAGTCATGACAAGATCGGGGAACCCTTGGTTGCCTGTGTTGGGTGTGATCCATTTACCCGGGCGGATCTGTGCGGGCTGTGTGTGCATGACACGCCACCCATGCAATTTAGCCAATGAAATCACGGCTTTCTGAAACTCTGCTTCAGATACTTCAGCCACCGTTCATCAACCGATCAATGATCTCGGACGCTTCACGCTTAGTTGACGGTGCGTCGCCTTCCCAGTTCTTGGAGCGTAGGAGTGCAAGTTGTTTCGGGGTTGGTGGTTCGCTGGACGATCCGAGCGAAGCGGTGCGCGGTGCAGCTGCTGGAGCGTTGGTGGTGGTTTGTGGTTGTTCGCCTTGACGGTACACCTTGACCATTTCCTCCAGTGAGGCACGCTTCTTAGAGCCCTGAAACTGGTAGTTGGCTAGGGCCCGTCCGATAGCGGATGTTTCGCAGTTCTCTAACGCGCTCGTTTTGTTGACCATGGATGAGCCGCGGATCTCTTCAGCGAAGCCCGTGGTGGTTGGTACTAGGTCGCCTATGTCGGCGTACAGTTCGGCACGCATCACGATTCGAGTGCCGTCGTCTACAACGATTTCGGTGATGATGCGTCCGCGTGGGCAGTCTTTCCAAAACAGTGGGAGGCGTTCGGCTACTTCGGCGTAATCGGCTGGATTGAAACTCATGATTCCATGTCCTTAATGTGTCGGGCCTGTTCGGGCGTTTGGTTTTTATAACGGGCTACTACTTTGAGCATTGATACGCAACGCGCCGTTTCTTCCAATGTCATCCCAGCGAAACCGTTGCTTTCGGCGCAAGCGAGGCAGATCCCGCGTAACTCTAAACGGCATCGCAGATCGGCACTGTTGAAACCTGTACCGCATTTACCGCAGTTCATTTGAACCCGCCCAGACGCATAGCCACAATCACATCTTGAGTGCTTTTAGTCAGATTCGACAGGTAGATACTGTTCTCTTCCGCGACATAAGCCAACTCAAACAACGCCTTCCTTAGCATCGTTACGTCATCCCTGAGGCGTTCTATCTGCCATGTTGCAGACTTCATCGCAATCTCAGCCTTAGTAATAACTGCGGTCATCGCCGCCAGTTCGTCATTCATGTCGGGTCCTTTATCTGTCGGTACTTTCCGTCACTATATACGAGGGGTGTGGCGTGGCGTTCGTTGTAGTTCTTAGAACGGATCTTACGCCGATCGTTTTCAGTAGTGCCCGCCCATATTCCTCGCTCATCGGGATGCGATAACGCGTAGGCGAGACAGTCCACGCGTACCGGGCACGCTTCACAGAACGGTTTGATGACGTTCATGTTCCGTGATGATTCCATGCCACTGGACGGGAAGAACAAGTCGAGGGGTAGTTCGTGGCAAGCTGCTGATTGTTGCCAGTCGGGACGGTAGATGTTCAGCACAATGACCACGGTTGCCAACCGCACTGACCTTTAGCTTCGCGCTCTGAGTACAGGATGTACGCGTACCGCAGATTCAGGGTCGGGTCGGACATGGATTCTTCCATCGGGCCCGTGAACAGTTGCTCAACATAGGCGCGGTGTATTTGGTTGATCTGTGCGACACCGTGGTCGTGCCCGTTAAACATCGGGTGGGTGTAAGACACATTTTGGCATCGTGTTTCTTTCCAGAGCAGGCGACCCAACTTTTCTAAGGTTTCGGGATTGTTGGGCCAGCCGACCGATATCGCGGTCGGGAACCATTCTTGGCATTTGGTTTCTACGGGGACAGGCGCAACGGTCGTGACTGGTTGAGTGGTCGTGGTGCTCGTAGAAGTCGTTGTCGTGGATAACTCTTCAGCGCGATCCTGCAGTTGTTCGGGTGTCAACATCCCGAGCGTGACAGTGACGGGCGTAGAGACGATTCTAGGGGTCTCTGACGAGCCCTGAACGCCAGTGAACGCCCACAACGCGCAAGCCCCATAAGTTAGAAAAGATAGAAGTAGGAATCGTTTAAGGTTCATTAGTAGTCCTCTGATAAGTCCGCAACGGATTTGCGGGTACTGAAAAAGCCGTCCAGCATCGGATTGTTTTGCATGATCTCGCGGGCCATGTAGGCGCGGTAGTTGTTATTGAACTTGAACTCACTAGACGGGTCGTATGTGGTTGAGTGTTGAAACCTGAGCACTTCGACAAGTGCGCCGATGCCGTAATGGTTGTGCCCGTTGTTGTATAGGGCGTAACACATTTTAGTGAGTCGTTCAATGACCCACGGGTTCGCCTCTTTAAAGGCTTCGTATTTCAGTTTCTCGGCTGGGACATCGAGAACGTCAAAAAGGGATTGTTGCATTATTCCTCCTGCGGTCGGGGCCTGCCTATTGGCAGACGCACTTGGTTGTCAGTCATTAGACCGACTCCCAGACCGAATGTCAAGTCATGCTTCTAATGCTGGAAACACTTTCAACGCTTCTAGTACCGCTGGGGTCCAAGTGTCGCCCGTGACGTACTGCAGGTGCCACGGTTCAAAGTTGGGGTTCTTGGGGTCTGAGACTGCCCAAGTAAAGCCATAGAGCAGGGCTTGACAGGTAGCAAAACCGTCACCCAAAAGCCACGCGAGCAAGGCTGAACCCTCGTAACAATTGGCTGCATCTATCGCAAGTCCGAGCCCATGGTCCGAGTTGCCCGGGGTAGCACACGGACTCATGCCGGGTTTCAAATAGTATTTGCGTCCCTGCCAAATACGGATCACTTGTGGTTTGCGTCCGTAGTCCTTGATCGAATAACGATCATTGAACATGGCTAACTGTTGGTTGTAGGTGCGGTATGCGCCAACCTGATTTAATGTCAGATTGTTGAAGTACGCGGCGAGTTGTAAACAGTTCCATGCGGTCGCGGCGTGCTTTTCAAGTTGCCCTGACGGTTTCTGAATGGTACGCAGAATGTTGGCGGTCAGGTAACCGTTCTGTTGTCCTGTGAGGTCGGTCGGTTTGATGATGGGCAGTACCGGGTACAGGGTTGCGCTAGCAGCTGCGGGTGTTTTCTTTTTGACGGCCATTAGACAAGATCCGCGTAGTTGGTGAGGGTTGCGATGGTGTGCGTCCCTGATGATGTGATCGCCCAGAGTTCTTCGTTTGGTGGGATGATCACTGTGATGGGTTCGTGTTGGCGTAGTGGTAGTCCGTTTGCGCTGGTGACGTCTGCTCCGCCGATATAGACGTCGTTGCTGGTTGCGCGAACATTTACGCTTCGTGTTGCGTTGACTGCTTTAGAAACGATTTTGACGCGTGTATCGGTGACGCTGGTTACGGTGGAAATCATTTGGGATCCTTCTTTCGGATGATCGGCTCGACTGGTTTGTTGGTAAGTGCTGCCATTCCGTTTCCGACTGAGTAGCCGATAATCATCGTGATGATCGGGACACCTTCGGATGTTTGGAGTTTGCCGATTGACAAAAGGACAGTGATACAGATCAGGCCGACTAATGCGATGAGGGCTTTGCTCGGATTGAAAGTCATGACGGCCCGATGTCCTCAACAAGCATGAAAGCAGGGAAAGTTGCGTCACGTTGGAGTGTTGGTGCGCCTGTGGTGACGTTGACTGATGCTGTGCCAACCATCGTTTTAGAGCCTGAAAAGCCGAAAGTACGGACATCTATGACGCAAACATTGCCTATCATCATGAGAGCGGCTGAGGTTTGTAGGCGACCGTATGACAGTGTGGCTCCTGCGGCGTTTGTGTCTTTGATTGACAGGTTTGTGAAACCTGATACTGCCGATGGTGTTTGTACTTGTGGTTCGTAGTAGGTGATTCGGTAGTAGCGGTTGGCGACTGCCGTAAAGGTGACTGTCATACCCGTGGCGATGACATCGCTTGTGGTGAGTGTGTAGTCGGCGGTTGATTCGGCGTAAGCCATCACACCACGGGGAAAATTATTACATTCTGTGGCGGTCAGGACTTGCCCTGCAGTGAAGTTGTCGTTAGGACTGATTGCCATGGTTAGGGCCTTTCAGGGAATGTGACGGTGGGGGCTGGTGTCCAAGTGGCGGGGAAGTCACGCAAGGCTTGACGGTAGGTCGCCCATGCCGTTTTATCGGTTGGTGTATCTGCAATCATCGCCCAATCGGACTCGACTAGGAGTCGGTCACGGCGTAAACGCATACGCTCTATCAACCATTCGTCGGGTGCTGAGGTTTCGTTGTCTGCTAATAGGTTCATCATGCCGCCTTATAGAAAAGATTGAATGAGGCTATGTCGCCAGTTGCCCAAGTGATAGGTGCAGTAGATGACCAGCCGCCCCATTGCGTGTATGGGGTACTCGAAATAACTGGCCCACCGTAAATGGTTGTTGCACTACCTGATGACATTGGAGCTCCCGAATAAAAACCGCCCGCTGAGACATCATAAAAGTAAGCAGTTCCCAATGGGAAACCAACCGCGCTCATGTCTGAATGAATGTTCAAAGGAACAGAAATAGCTGCGTTACCTGTGGTAAATACTGTGGTTGAACCAAAAGTTATTTTTGCTATGTAATGCACGAAGTTGTTAACGCGGCAATACGAACCGACTGAGGTCCCGTTACCAATCGTGATCCCGGTCAGAATTGGCGTGTATGCCGTGTAGGTTCCTAGGACCGTGTTACCAATAGCGACCTTCGCCTCCAACGCTTCGACAGCATCGTTAATGTCCGAGTGCTGTTGAGCATGAGACGGCGAAGTCAACAAACTCGTCGCAGTGGGGTTTGTGAAAGTGTCCAGTGATGTGGGGAATGTACTAGCCATGAGTTACCAACCTAGTCGTCCTGCAGTGTCATCTGCGTTTGAGTCGTTATAAATCCAACCAGCATCATCATATGTAATTTCAGCCTGATTGTAAGCAATGTCCCCGCCACCCAAAGTACCCAGACTGGCACTATTAAGGATGAAGAACTGGTAGTAGTTAAGCGGACTGAAATACAGTTCGTAAGTTGTTTGTTCGGGTGTCGCATTAATCGTCCAGCCTTCCAAAACGACCTGAACCGTAATATCTTCAGTTGAGCCGGGTACTTCATAAAGCAGACTAAAAGCGATACTTGGGAATGTTGTTAGGAATGATGCGTAGGCGGTTGAGTTTTGTGCCCTGTCCGTGAAACCTATTTTGAACCTGAGACTGATCGGGTCTGAAAAGGTGTTGACAATCCAATCACCGTTTGCTTGGGCTTGGGTGGTTGTGTAGTCGGCGGTGGAGCTGCTGTAAAACGTCGCACCATACGAAGTGATTGACCCGCTATTGGATTGTGTTTGGGCCGCTAAACCTTCAGGCTGAATCGTGGCAGTGTTGATAAAAGAAGTGCCGTTTTGGATACGTTCAAAGTCCTGATACGCGATTACCGACGCTGAAGTGTTACGACCGAAAGTGAACGCGGTAACTACATTGTCGTCTATGTCGTTACGGGCATAAGGAAAAATGAACTGGCCCGTAAAACTGCCGTACGCTTTCGTCCTAATAATTCCACGTTCTGTGGCCTGCAAAATGTTCAGTTGGTTAAGCACAGTACCCGTATACGTTTGTGCTGACGCGATCGAATCACCCACACTTGACAAAACATCCGTGACTGTCAAATCGGACGGTAGAACAACAATGTTAAACTGTTCCATTTGGGCAGTCGTAGCGGCCTGAGTCAAAGAAACATTTGTTGCCTGATAACGCCCTGTGCGTGCCAACGGGTCACTACAAACAATTGTCGCGGTACTCAAACCAGTGTTGCCGGGGTAATCGTTAAAAGTGATTTCTTGCACCGTGAACACATCGCGGTAACCAGTCCCTGAAGTTTCGCTGGCGGCATAAACTTTGTCATTGAAACTGAATGTGCTAGCAAGCCCTGAACTGTTATTTAGGGTTAGAACGAGTGACCCGCCGCTGTAGTTGTCTAAATACTTTTCACGGCCCTGTCTGATACTTATTGACAGGACACTGCTAGTAAAGTCTGTGGACCCGTTCAGTAGGAATTGCCAAGGTGTTGTCGGCATTACATCGCTCGAGTATTGAGAGGCACTGGGCCTGACTGACGCACATATTGTTGGAGGGCCCTGACAATACTGTTCGGGTCTCCGCCGTTCACATTGACGTTAATAGTGCTACCGCCACCGAAACCGCCGTTAGGGGTGATGTTCCCAGACGTACCCGGCGTGAACAGTTCGGGTCCGCGTTCACCCACAAGATAAGTCGAACCGCCCGCGACAGGGCCACCGCTAGCACGAGCACCACGGAACCTCATCGCGTTAAGTTCAGGCGTATAACCACCCGCACTAATCGTTTCTAACATTGTTAACGCTTTTTCAAGATCACCCGTATCAACAAGAACACGCAAATAATTCTTTTGGGTATTAGTCAACGCCACAGTTTCTGCAAGGTTAAGCACCATAAGTTGGGCGTCAACTAATCCTTGCTCATAATCGCCTAAAGCACCATCAGCACCCTGAAAAGCAAGAACAGCCGTTTCCTCAAGTTTCTTCAGCTCTTCGCGTGCGTTCATCATTGAACTAGACAATTCAAGAGTGCCTTTTAACATTTGCCACTTTTGATCGGTTATGCCTACCTCAACACCCTGATCTTCAATGGCTGAGGTAGTGCCATTAATAGCATCAATGCGAGAACGGTTGTATTCAACATATTTTCGACTCTCATCGGCTAAATACAAAATTGAGTCACCAGCGGTGTGGCCAACTGCACCTAACAACTCAAGAGCCGTCATACCAGTATCTGCCATAACTTGTGCCGCGCCGAGTTGTTTCACAACTTCTTCTAAGTTAACGCCCATGTCCATCATCAACTGAGTGGGCGTGTCAAGACCAACAAAACCGCCGACAAACTTCACCGGGTATTCAATTAGCGGAGCCATTTGCTTGACAATTGCAGTGATCGCTGGAACTAATTCTTCGCCAAGGGTTAAAGCAAGATCTTCAAATTTGCCTTTTAACTCGTCGGTAGCGTCACGAAAATTTCGGGCTTTGCTAATTTCGTTTTGATCAATAATTTTTGACTCACTGACACTGGCAAGTGAAGTACTTAAATTGCCTGCGCCTTGGTCAATTAATAAGGCCATATCTGTCCAGCCTTTGCCAAGAAGTTTTACGCCTTCTTTGGCTCGTTGGGCTGGGTCTTTAATATCTTTCAAATGTTGAATTGTGTTGAGGAATGTGGCGTTGACGTCTAAAGATCCGTCTTTAGCATAAACAAGTTCTACGCCAAGATCACGAAACAAATGGGGGTTTTCCCCTACTGTGCGATTCATTTTTCCAATAGCAGTTTCAACGCTTCCAACATTTATGCCAAGATCCCCAGCGACTTCAACCCAGCGTGACGCCTCTTCAGCTTTAAGTCCACTGGCAATAGAAAACTTGTCGACTGCTAAAGCCAAATCTTGAAACGCTGTAATTGAATGCGCTGCAAACTTTCCAAAAGCAGCGGCTCCCGCTAATGCAAATGCTCCAGCGTTTGCTTTTACAGCGTCAAAAATTGCGCTACTACCTGCCTTGAATTTTCCTAGCCCTCCTTGAGCGTCACCAACAGCAGTTTGAAAGTTCTGAAATGCTTTCTTTGCCGCTTTGACACCGTTGTCGGAAAACTCTGTGAGGATCGGAATGTTAATAGCCATCAGCGATTTACTTTCATTAGTTCCTTGTTCGCTTCAAAGATTACCTCTTTGATAACAGGCTCAAGAGCCTTCTGAAAGTCTGGGATTGCTTTTTCGCCACCAGCCCACACCATGCGCGACGGACCGCGACCAATCTTTTGCGTAAGAACGCCAGCGAAGTTAGGACGAGCACGCGGACCACCACGGCCTCCACCGCCAGCCTTGCCAGCCATATCTGCAATCGCGAGTGCAGCACCTTTTGTCCCTACAGTGATCGTTCCAATAGTTTCATACTGGGCACCTTGAATGATGTTGCGTTTGCGTGCTTTTCGAGTGTTGGTCTTAACCACAATGTTCTTGGTCTGACCGTTCTTCCACCCGGTACGCCACGGCCCATCCATGCCACGCGTAGGCGACGATGACGGCACCAGCGGTGTGATCGCGTCCACAACGACCTTGCCTAGTTCACGGATCTGTTTACCGTAAGCACGACGCAATTTAGGGTCAATGGAGTTGATCGTCCGCAACGCCTCTTTCAGGCCAGTTGGTTTCAGATCTATTCCTAGACTCATCGTTTGCTCTCGTTCTGTTCGATTATCAGCCTGACCATTTCATCAATGATCTGCGCTGGTGTTTCCATCAGATCCAGTGGACTGATTCCTGTCCGAACAGCGAGCTGCGCGATCAGGTTTGTGGCTCGTCCTGCGGGCCCTGTTTGGCTTTTGGGACAAACGTGATATCCATGACGTTCTCGACCCAAGTGCTAAACAACGGAACCACAATCTTCTTTGTTCGTAACGCATCCCAAGCCAACCATGCGAGAGGCTTGAATTTCATGTCTTCTAAGAAACGGCCCACGGAGAGCGTCGGATGGTGATCTTCCCATCTGCACGCAACTCCGTAGGTGATCGGTGCTTCGAATGTTTCACCGTCAGCCATTTCTACTTTTAATGTCATGCCAATCATGTCGGGGTCCTTTTGTTAGTTGTTAATTAGGGGGTTGTGATGTCGCGCGCCCATGTGCCGCCGACATAACTTACGCTGACTTGGCTGAGCTCTCCG